TGTTGGATTGACCAAGGTGCGTTTGATTATCCTATAGCTGGTGATTCATCTGGTTTTATTTATCAACACGAATCAACCACATTATCTAACTCACCAAACTTAAATAGTGATGTGCCTTTTTGCACAAGTGGTCCAATAGAATTAGGTAATGGCGATAACTATGTACAATGTAATCAGATTATTCCAGATGAAGAAGCAAACACATTACCAGGTGTAACAATAAGTTTTAAAGGTAAGTTTACCCCCCTAGGTAGCGAGACAGACTTTGGTAGTTTTACCTTTGAGAATGATGGATATACCGATGCTAGGTTTACAGCACGACAAGTACAGATGACTGTAACAGGTAGCACAACACAGGATTTCCAAGTTGGTAATATAAGATTAAATATCAGACCAAGAGGTAGAAGATAATGGATCTATCCTCACAAAGACAATATATACAGCGTGCAATTAATGTTAAATATGCTTTTGCAGCTACAACACAACAAACCATCTATACTGCACCAACTGGTGATGATTTTACTTTTGCTATTATAAAAGGTTTTTTAGCTTGCGATCATGGTAATCAGCAAACCGATTTAGATGTATCTATAACTGATACAGGCTCTAATGAGTTTTTTATTTATAAACAACATAATATAGCAGCACACGCTACTGAAGAATTGCAAACCAATTCAGGCATAGTTATACAACAAGGCGAAATATTAAAAGCACAAGTAAACCATGCAAACATACATTTAGTTTTAAGCATTATAGAATATGGTAAAGGCGACTAATACAGTAGTTGAATTACACCCAAAGGAACAAAGAGAACCTTGGGAGATTGAATGGGAAAGGTGTAAGCCTTATATAGCAAAAGCTGTAAAACATCAAGATTCCTATACAATCGATGATATAGAGGATAAAATAAGGAATGGAATATTCCATTTATGGCCAGGCAAAAAGTCTGCATACATAACAGAATTTGTAATATATCCACAGGTGAAAGCCATGAACCTTTTATTTTGTGGTGGTAATTACGAAGAACTAGAAGAAATGCTGCCTCATATAGAGGAGTTCGCTAAGAAAGCTGGCATCAAAAGGCTTTACGGCGGTGGCAGAAAAGGATGGATTAGAAAGATAAAACATCTAGGATTTGAAACAGAATATTTAATTAGAAAAGACTTATGAGTAAAGGAAAAACCACAACAGTACAAGAAGCAAGTTTACCAGCGTTTCAAGAGCAACAGTTCAAAGAACTTTTTGGCGCAGCTAGAGGTGTTGCACAACAACCATTTTTACCCTATACAGGCCCTATGGTCGCTGGTTTCTCACCAGACCAATTACGACAGTTTCAAGCTACCAGAGGTATGTTTGAATCTGGTATGGGTTATGACCCAACACAAGCCTTACAAGGTATGGCACAAGATCAATTTAAGCCTACCATACAACCTGTCACTGGTTTTGAAGCACCAACCATAGAAGCAACACAAGCTCCAGGCGCAGCTCAAATAGGTCCAGTATCTACACCGCAGTTCAGAGGTTTACTAAGCCAAGACATAGGCGCTTATCAATCTCCATATCAACAACAAGTTATAGACCTGGCAATGGGCGACATACAGCGACAGGCTGATATAGCAAGAACTGGCGCACAAGAAAGAGCAATCAGAGCAGGTGCTTTCGGCGGTTCAAGATCTGCAATAATAGAATCTGAATCACAAAGACCTTACGCAGAGCAAATGGCTAGAACTTCTGCTGATTTGAGACAAAGAGGTTATGAGCAGGCGCAAGCGGCAGCGCAGTCTGACTTAGCAAGACAACAACAGTTAGGTATGTTTGGCTCAGAGCAACAGCAACAGCGTGCATTACAACAAGCACAACTTGGTCAACAAGCAGGTATCTTTGGCGCAGAGCTTGGACAACAAAGACGTATGCAACAAGCACAATTACAGCAACAAAGACAGATGGGTGGCTTAGACATTGCTGGCAGAGCAGCTTTAGCACAACCATCACTAGAGATGCAGGCAAGACAACAAAGAGCAGGCTTGCTAGGTGGCTTACAAGGACAGCAAATACAACAATTAGGATTGCTAGGAGGCGCAGGTGCGCAGCAGCAGGCGCTACAGCAAAGAGCAATCGATGCACAAAGAGGCGAGTTCCAAAGAGCGCTTGGTTATCCACAACAACAAATTGGTTTATTACAAGCTGGCATGGGTACACCATTAGTAACTACAACACAAACTGGTAAACAAGGCACAGGTCTTGGAGATGTGCTAGGTGGCGCAGCTGGACTATTTGGTTCATTGGCTCTGGGTGGTGCTTTTGGAGAAGGCGGATTTTTTACTTAGGAAATTAATATGATTTTTAAAAAACCACAAACACCATTAACGCCAGAACAACAGTTGCAAAGACAACAACAAATTGGTTTGGCTTTAAGCGCTTTATCAGATGTTTTTGGAAAAAGAGATCCTATAGCTGGTACTATGCAAAGACAGGCTATGTTGCAACAACAAAAAATATCTGAGCAAGAAAAAGAAAAAAATGAAAGAATAAAAAATTCTGCCGCACAACATTTAAAAAATTTAGGCGCTAATGAAAGTCAAATTGCATTGGCAAAAGATGATGTGGATTTCTCAAGAGATGTTTTGTCGCAACAATATAAAAACACGAAAGAAACTGCTCTTATTGAAAATACAAATTATATATCTGATTTAAGAGATAAGCTTGCCCTAGAAACAGATCCATTTAAAAAGGAACAAATACAACAACAAATAGATGATATGAAGGGTTTGGGAGGAATGTTAAGATATGATCCTACCCTTCAATATGAGATAGAGCAAAGTAGAAGGGCAGCACAACAAGGATTAGATCTTGGTGAAAAACCCATGGGTGCTGGTGAGTTAAAAACAGATGAATCTTTTGGAACTTTTTATACTGAATACAACACAAAAGGAAGAGGAGCTACAAATATTGCAAACTTAGAAAGATTGCAAGATGCAGAGGAAATTTTAAAAATAGCAGACCAAAATAATGTTGATATATCAGGTGTAACAGCAGGTATGATTTCAGGAAGGCCAACTTTAGAAGCTTTTTTGAATGAACAAGGGTTTGTAGCTAGAGAAAGAATGGAAGCCGTTATTCAACAAAGTTTAAGAGCTACCCTAGGCGCACAATTTGGTGAAAGAGAGGGTGAACAATTTATTAGAAGGGGTTACAACCCATCATTATCACCATCTGAAAACTTAGAAAGGCTAATAGATTTAAGATCATCGATAGAACAGTTAGTTGAATCAGAAAAAGATGCTGTTGAATATTATGAAAACAACAACAAAACTTTAAGAGGGTATAAAGGAAAAATGTATAATGTTGACTCTTTTTCTAGAGATTTATCAACTGATTACAAACAAGATGTTTTTGGTTTAAGCAATGACGATTTAAAAGATGCCTATTTAAATGCTAGAGAAGGTTCTATTTGGGAAAGCGCTATAGAAAAAGAAATACAAAGAAGAAACAAATTGGGTAAATAATGACTATTGAATCATTAGAAGATTTAAAAAAACAAAAACAAGCAGAGTCTCCAGCAACATCTTATGCTCTAGAAACTGCTTACAATATACCATCTAGTACAGCAAAATTTGTTAGAGATACAATTGAACCAATATTAAGTCCTATAGATACTGCAAAAAGTGTTATAGAGCTTGGCAAGGGTATTTATAATTTATCTACACCAGGAGAACAACCAAGTGAGGCAACAGCTAGAGCTGTAGGTAAATATTTTTACGATAGATATGGCGGTGAAAATTTAAATCAAGTTAAAGCTAATATTTCAAAAACATTAAAAGAAGACCCTATTGGTTTTTTTGCAGATTTAGCAGTTCCATTAACAGTAACAAGAGCGCCGTTAAAAGCAGACAGTATTGTTTCCAAGGTTACAAAAGCAATTGACCCAACTGAGGCATTAATTAAAGGCACTAAAGGAGCTTATCAATTTGTTGCAAAACCTAGTTTTTCAAAACTAGGAAGCCTTATTAGAGGACAGGCTGGTTTAGGAGATGGCGTTTTACAAACTGCTTATAAATCAGGAAGGGTTGGCGGAGATCCTCTTAGATATTTGAGAGAACAAATGTCAAAAGACGCTGATTTAAATACAAAGTTAAAACCAATTTATAATTATATAGAGGGTTTAGAAAATATAAGTAAGGCAAGAAGAAAATCATATTTAGAAGGAATGTCTAAACTAGGTTTAGATGCTATAAAAATAGATCCTTTGAAAGTAAGGCAATCTGTTATTGGGGTTACTGGTGACTTTACTAGAGGAGGTAAAGCAGCAACACCAAAATTAAGAAAAAAAATAGAAGAAGTAAACAATTTGGTTGATGAGTTTATTGCAAATCCGTCATTACATACAGTAGATGGTTTGGATTTTTTAAAACAGTCTCTTAATGATTTAAAACCAGATGTTACTGCTAGAGATAGAACAAGTGCTTATGTCACTGGATTACAAAATAAATTTAAAAAAGATATTTTAGAAAAATCACCTGAATATGCTGGTGTTATGGATGCTTATTCAGAATCAGCTCTTTTGCAAAATCAAATACAAAAAGCTTTAGGTAAAAATGATTTAACTGCAATAGAAACAATTGGTAGAAAATTACAAGCGTCTACTAGAGATAATGTAGCCACAAGTTATGGTTTAAGAACTAAGTTAGTAGAAGAGCTAGCGGAAGAAGGAAAACAACCGATGTTGCCATATCAACTTGCAGGACAGGCGCTAGAACCAATGCTACCAAGAGGTATTTCTAGAGCTATTACAGGAGCAGTTGGAACTGCTGCTGCTGGCGGAGGATTATATTTTCAAGAACCAGGTTTATTAGCCTTGGCTGCAACACAAACAGCCGCTTCTTCTCCAAGACTTTTAGGAGAGGCCGCAATTAAAGCTGGTCAATTTGGAGGAAAAATAAGCCCAAGTATGCAAAAATTGTATGAACTTTATCCAAATTTAGATCCTTATTTAGTGCCGTCATTAAAAACTACAAGATTTGTGGGAGCAACTCCAATAAGCGAAGCTCAAGAAATATCTGGCAAAGAAGAATTTTTACAAAAATTTCCATTAAACATTCCACCAGAATAACCTCATGCCACGCCAATCAGAAAGAGTTGGCCGATCTGGAGAGTACTTAGTAGCCTCGCTACTTTCTTTATACGCTGATACTGTGGTTATCGTTCCACATAGCGCAGAAGCAGACATCATCTTTGATGTTGACCACACGCTATATAAGTGCCAGGTTAAAACACAATCTAAAATAAGAAACCACAGAGTGTCATGGGAATATGACTTTAGACGTGGTTCGTTTACCAAGAAAAGACAATACGATAAAGATGCAATAGATGTTTATGCTATGGTTGCATTAGAGCCGCAGAAAGTTATGTTTACATTTCCAGACGGTAGTAAACAGAAAACTATTAAAGACGAAGAGATGCAAGCGACTGACTCGCTAACCAACGTCAAAAATCTATTTAAAGAGCTTCAATGTCAACAGACACTTTAGGTTTTTCGTAATGCTTTACAGAGTTCATACCTAAAGATATTAGATACTCAACCACCTTGTGTGGTTCTTTCTGTTCGCTCTCACAAAAATCCTTGAACTTTTTAGCAAGATGTTTGTTTACATATATAGGCTTTCTTCCGTTCCTTTCGTTTAAGATACGATCATCAAACTCATATAAATTCATAGCTACCTCATGGTTATAGAGAAACTTCTACTGAATAATCTCCTATATTATTACCTTTAGCATCTGTTCCGTAAACCATCTGTAATTCAAGATCTATAAAGTGTTTGGCTTTTAACAAGTCAGTAACCCTATCCTGTTTCTCTCCTTTACTTCTGGTTATATATTTTAAACAACTACCTAGGTTATAAGACAGGTTGTTAGCGTATATATAATCAATAGGCTGTATCTTGGACTGCTTATAGTGCGTTCCAGCTACTTGGTTATTGGTTGCAAGCTGATCTATCTCTTGATCCCAATCCTTTTCGTTTCCTATGTTAATATGTGCGTATACTGTT